AAACTTTGAAGAGCTAACTAAGAAGCTAGCATCAAATGATAAGAGTGAAGATGCCTCAGTTTGGGATCTGACTCGAGATGCAGCTCAAAACGGAACTGCCACAATTCGATTCCTAGGCGGATCTGCAAAAGATAAAGAACCTTGGATCACAACTTTTTCATACGTTTTCCGAGGACCATCAGGCGGATGGTATTTTGAAAAGTCTCTACAGACAATTGGGGAAGATGATCCAGTTGGGCAGGCTTATTTCAAGTATAAGAATGAAAATAACGACCTTCATAAAATCTTTAAGCGGAAAACCGAAAACTGGACTAACATTCTAGTTGTCAAGGATCCTTCAAATCCTGATGCGGAAGGAAAAGTTTTCAAGTATAAAATTTCTCAACCTCTTTTGGCTAAGATTAAGGCTGCCATGATTCCAGACAACGAAGGTTTGGATGAAGATGAACAAAAGGCTGCCGTTGATCCTTTTGATTATTGGGAAGGTGCTAACTTCCGTCTGAAGGCTAAGGGAAAGGAAGTTGTGATTGACGGGAAGAAGGTAGTTGTTCCTGATTATGATGCATCTGAATTTTTGAAGCCGTCTCCCGTTGCCTCTTCTGATGAAGAAATTGAAGCTATTTGGAAGCAGACTTATTCCTTGGAAGAGATTAAACTTAAGGATATTAAACCTTATGATGATCTTAAGGCTCGTTTGGATAAGGTTCTCGGAGAATCTTCAACACCTTCAAAGCCTAAGAAGGTAAAGGTTGAGGAAGACGAAGAGTTTCCTGAACCAGTTTCAAAAGTCTCGGATGACGATGACGACGATTGGTTGAAAAAGCTCCAAGAAGATGACGACGAGATTCCATTCTAATAAAAAAATAAAAAAGTAAATTATTAACTTGATCCTTCTCTGAGAATAAAGTATATTCGAGTTCAGAGAAGGATTTTTTATGAAAGTATATGAAGTATATCATGTTGTTTCTGAAATTGTAGATCATGATGAATATTGTAATTGTGTTTGGGGTACGGTGGAATACATCGTGCAAGATGATAGAGGATATACTCAGTTCAAAAATTTAGAAGATGCTGAATCTTTATTGAAAAATAAGAAAGACTCTTTCCCACACTGTCGGTATCTAATTCGTGGTAAAGAATTGAAGATTAAAGAATGATTGAAAAGAAACCTGTTGAGGCTTTGAAAGTCCTCCAAAAATTTTACGAAAATGCCTATAAATTTGATGTGGAGTCTGATAAAATTACTCCAACCACTGATCTATATTTTCGCACCTCAAATGTTATGAAAGATGTAATTTTAATGTTGGATTCTAATGATTAATTTTGAATATGATAAAGATGGATTTATGATTCTCGGAGGGGTGAGTACAACCTTTCGTTATACTAATTATGGAGACTATCATCATACTGAAATTCAAAATATCTGGCAAAAATATTTCGAAACTGAGAAAGAAGCTAAAGCTCATCTTCAAGAATCTGCAATTAACTGGATTGCAGGCTTATACAAGGAAATGAATTAATGTCTGAATTTCTCAAAACTCGTGCAAAAGCTCTTGTACATAATCTTAAGAAAGCTGGATCTGATTCTCCCAAACTCCATACTATCATGACACTGCTTGAAGAAAATGATAGTTTAACAAACGCTCAAGTTGAATTTCTAACTCAGATTGAAAACCTCTCAGATAAATTAGATGCAGTTTCTTCAGAGCTTGACGCTTGTGTTGAAGTTTGTTATAATAGAGGGGCAACAGAATTTGTAAGATTAAATTATCCAAGCCATTTTGAAAGATTACAAGAACGTGATAAACTTAAACAAGAAGAATTAAAGGAATAAAAATGTCAGTAATCTGGGGAATAGTAGGCGCAGGAATCTTTTCGTTAATTGGGATAATCTGTTTTGGACTTTTAGTTTGGATTGTCTCAAAAGATATTGGGAATTCAATTTTTGAAGACTTTGACCATGAATGATGAAGATGTTCAGAAATGGATGAAAACCTTAAATCGAAAAGGTCCATTTTATCTTTATAGAGTTTCAGAAGAAAAATCTATTAATCATTATTTTGTGATCTGGAATGATAAAAGAAAGACAAAATATGGCTATCTTTCTGATGGAATGTATTGTCGTTATGGAATTCGGACAATTTGTGTCTTGAATGGAGATACTACTTTTGATCTTTGGAATGGGCAAGCTGTTTCATCTGAACCTGAAATTTTTGATGAGATGTTAAAAGTTCGAAACAAAGAAAACACTCTCCCAATTTTTAAACTTGAAAACCTAAAGGATTTGAAACATTAATGGCTTATATTTACGAAGTAGAGGACTGTGCAGTTGATCTTACTAAGGTTAGATTGATTGCAAAATTAGATAAACATTCTTTTACAATTTATTTTGATCAGGTTGAAGATTCTTATGATGTTTGGGATGAAGACTGTGAAAAGGTGTCAACCATGTATAATGATTTAATAAAGGCGTGGAGCCTTACTTAAACTCTTGGCCCTGCTGTTGAATAATCTAAATCTTTCCGATTGTATTTTGTGGAAGTATCTGAACGGTTTCCGGCTGAAACATTTTTGACATTATTGTTATTAATGTTAGTTATGTTATTAGACGGTTGACTTTTTTCGGAAGTCTGTCTTGAGTTAGAAATAGTTTTGACATTATTATCAACAGTTGGGGTAGCCTTAACAGGGATCTTTGCATGACCACCATAACCTGGTTTATATTTTACTTCAGGTTCGTTAGAATCTTCAAATTTGTGAGAGCCTATAAAAGCAGCCCCTCTTCTCAAATCTCCTGAAGTTTCTAAACCCTTAGCTGGTCTCATAAATTTTGTGATGTAAGAGTCTAAAGCTTCCCCTGCCTTTGAAGCTTTTTTAATTTTGTCGCCCGCTTTCTTTTCAGTATTGTTTAATTCCCATTCCATAAATTCCAACTGTTCTTGGAATGTAGACTTTGTAATATCCTTCCCAAATTTATTTTTAAAATCAGTTCGACGACTTCCTAACCATTGCCCAATTCCATGAGCCTTTGAATCAGGGTTAACCGCATTAGGATCTAATTTTGATTCAGCATGCATCCCCGCTACAATACCTGCAGCTTGTTCTTTTGAATACCCCTTTTTGATAAAAAAGTCATAAGCTTGTTTAGCATTACCTTCAACATTTTTCCCAAAAGTGTTTTGTGTCTTCACTAAACGTGTAGCAGCCGACGCAATATCGTCAGTAATGGAAGCTGCTCTTTCTCCGACATTTTTCTTATTAGGATCAATCCCAAAAGATTTTTCAACTCCAGAAGTATCAATATTGATTTTGAAAACTTTTTCCATAACGAATTTAAAAGTATCAAGAACAGTTTTGATAATCGTATCCATTATAGACTGGTTGGGGGTAAACTTTTCAATTATATTTTTTGAGAAATCATCAAATAATTTTCCCAACGAAAAGTCTTTAAGTTTTTTAGCAGCTTCCTCAAAACCTAAACCTTTCAAAGTAACTTCAGCTAGTTTTTTAATTCCAAGCAGAGGCAACTTTATAACCTCCACAATTGCTTTTAAAAGACCTTGAATAACACCATCTAAACCTCCTGCCATTTTTTTCAGGAGGTTTCCTTTAGTTCCAGCGAACCCCTTTCCAAAATCAATGAGAGCTGAAATAGCCATAACAATTTCGCCAATCACCGGAATTGCTTTTGCAAAGGAGGCTACTCTCCCCCCAATCCTTGCAATTAGACCAGCTTCCTTCAAAAGAGGTCCAAATATTAACTCTAACGGTTTGAGGAAGGTTTGTACTGTTTTAGTAATAGTTTGAAAAATTTTAGATTCTTTTATCACTGCTGCTAGTTTTGAAGTACCGTCCTTAAACATTGAGGATATAAACTTCCCAACAGAACTAAACCATACACGAGTAGCTGCAATTATTTGATCTTTGAATCCTGTTAAAGAAGCTATCAAACCAGCCGCCACCATACCCCAAGTCGATTTTTGTTTTTCCTTTATATTATCAAGAGTTTCAGGCCCAAGAATATTAAAATCATTATCTGTCTCAAGCAGTTTTTCTTTAGCAGCTCCTGGAGTTGTCTGATTATTTTTAATAATCTCTAAACTTTTGTTAGCTTCTTTCTGAAGTTTAACATCTTCAGTTCCTGAAACTTCAACCTTAGTTAAAACTTTTTCAATAGCAATCAAACGGGAAGCTATCATCCCAAAAGTTTTATTAGATTCAGCCATATAATTGGAAATATTAAAAGCTACATCTTTAATTTCATTTGACAGAGATGCAAAAGAAGATTTAACTTGTGCATCTGATAAAGATCCATCTTTCCCAGTTGGATCTCTTTTTTTGTCTTTATCAGAAAGCTCTCCGTAGATATTTGAAAAGGTTTTAGCGCCCATCAAAATTGGAGAAGCAGTCACTAAATTATTCATGATGTTTCGAGGATTGAAAGTTTCTTTAATCCTGGTTGAAAAATCATTAACAGTTGGGGCCACAAATTGTTCATAGAGAGCACGACCCGCTAACTCTGTCATTCCTTTTTGTTTTTTGTCTTTAAAATCTCCTTCAATTTTAGGTAGCATTAAAATAGACTCCCAATATCAAAGTTCTCATTAATTTCACGCTGAACAGTTTGAGCTACAGAATAAACATTATCGTCAATTCTCTCAATATATTGTTGATAGGATTCAGGAAGATTGTTTCCGATTGTTCTGATAGTATTATAATTATCAGAAATAGCTGAAGGCATTTTCAATCCTACCTGGTTGAGAACCTGATTTAATTTTGTGAAATATTTGTCAACAGAAAATTTATCCTTTGGATAAACAAAATCACGTTGAATGAAACGGTTATCATTTTTGGAGTATTCCACAGTCCATCTAACAAAAGTTAAATTAAATCTAACAGTTGAATAGGTATGGGAATCATAAGATAAATTTTCAGACGACATCATATTAGGCCAAGCATCATAGAGGGTAAAGATCGCAACCTCTTTCCCTGTGACATCGTAAGTTTTAATTTTGACAGTTGTGGCATATTTGTCTGGATAGTTCACAAAAAACGGAATCGTTTCTCCATCATCTTTTGTGATTGGACCTGTTGAATTAAAGGGGACAATTAAATTTAACCAGTCAGTGATAAAACCAGAAGTATAACCAGACGAGTCACAAATTAATTCAACAGGAATATCATTAAAAACTGTTCCCCAAGGTGAATTATAAACAGGACCATAACCATATCTTGAAATATTATCATCTGATCCAATTCTCATATCAGGAATATTTAAAGAAGAAGCTAATAAAGCAATTGAACGATTGGTATATTTTCCCAGGCCAGATGGCATAGAAATTTCAAGAACGAAAAGATTCTTGTGAGAAGCCCCGCCCAGTCTTCCGATTTCTTGAATAAAGTCTGTAATTGAATTAATTGCCATCAAATATTTATCATAAATACGTGAATATCATAAGGAAACAAAAATGGCTACGTTTAATAAAGTCAACGCTTTCGTTGAAAATCTTGCGGAGAAGGTTCATAATCTAGGGGCTGATACTTTAAAGTTGATGTTAACTAACTCAGCACCTTTGGCAACCAATTCTGTTAAGGCTGATCTAACTGAAATTACAGCAGGGAATGGTTATACAGCTGGAGGCTCAACTCTCACAATTTCATCCTCTTCACAAACTTCCGGCACTTATCGGTTAATTGTGGCTGATCTTTCAATTGTTGCATCAGGAGGAGCTATCGGACCTTTTCGTTATGCAGTGATTTATAACGACACTCCAACTTCTCCTGCTGATCCTTTGATTGGATGGTATGATTATGGTTCGTCTATCACTTTGGCTGATGGAGAATCTATCACAGTTGATTTTGACAACACTAATGGTATTATTGTACTAGCATAATGTCAGATGATATTACCCTCCCAGGCTCAGGCTCTGTCGTTGAAACTCTTCAGCAACCTGGAGGAGAGCAGAGACAGGTTGTTGCAGTTTCTGGCGAAAGTCTTCAAGTTCTTCAAACCATAGCTTTTGCGGTTGAACAGCTAGTAAAAACTATGGGACAGTCAATGCCTGATGTTGCAGGACGTCTCAGAGTTTCTTTAGACGCAACATCAGGAACTCTCACAATTTCAACGGTTTCAACTGTGACGACTGTAACAACTGTCAATACAGTGACGAACCAAGCACAAGTTGGAGGCTTCACAGCTAACCACCAAATTCCAGCCTTGATGATGATCCCTGTGATGAATCATCGTAATCAAATAAGTGTGACATAATGACAACAACAGTTAACCTTCGAAAACTTCTTGACCGAAAGCAGTGGGAATTTGGGACACCTCTCCCCACTTCATCCGTCGCAGGATCTTCTTTAACATCTTCAAGACATCACCAACAACACCAGCTATTTTTAGCGTCTGCTACAGTAGCGCATCTTTTTAATCCTTATGAAGATGGCTTTGTACAAATTCCTTCACCTGCTCTTGCTGGTACTTTTGGGGCAGGAACTTGTGCAACTTGTGCGGCTGTTGGACCAACCGGAACTGCTGCTGCAGGTTCAACCACAACTATCACAACTGCCTTAGATATTCGGAGAGACCTTCGAGGTTATTCCGTGATGATTACTTCCGGCCCTGGGATGGGTGACATTCGAACAATTTCTAAGAATACAATTGGATCTTCTTCAGTTATAACTGTGTCAGATGCTTTTTCGGCTGCTATCACATCTTCCTCAACTTTCAAATTATTTACTCCAAGATGGTACGTTCTGAATGCGGGTACAACTGCTTCAGGTTCTTTCAAATGTTATGACTTTGCTTTAAACACTTGGACAACTTTAGTCAACACAAACCTTCCTGCGACTGTTGGGACGGACGGAAGATTAGCAGCTACTCCTTCTTGGGTTGATGCAGATATTAAATCTTTTGCGACAGGAACTCTAACAAGCGCTACAACTACTGTGTTAACTAACTCTGCTAAATCTTGGGCAACTAATAAATGGGCTAACTTTCAGGTGCGCATAACCGGGGGAACTGGAGTTGGGCAAATTAGATATATTGCCTCCAATACGTCAACAGCTTTAACAGTTTCTTCAGCATTTTCTCCTGCACCTGATGCTACCTCAACTTATTCTATTGAAGGTAATGATGATTACATTTATTATATTGGGAACAACGCTGTAACTCTTTACCGTTATAACGTTTCAGGTAATACTTGGTCTGTAATTACGCCTGGAGCTGCTAGAGCTGCTGCACCTGGTGCCGGTCTTTCGTTTCACTGGATTCACTCAATTGAAGATTCTGTTTGGTCTGATGAAAATGTTGGATTGGATGGAATGAGATTATATTCATTTCGAGGAGGTGGTTCAGCTGTCTTGGATTATTATGATATTGCCGCTAACACTTGGGTTTCGGGTGTACCTTATGCCCCCTTAACAGAAACATTCACAACCGGATCAAAATATATCTATAAAGATTCTTATATTTACATCCAAAAAGATGCAACGGGTCGTTGGTTTAGATATGATATTCTAAAATCAGAAATGATAGGCTGGGGCACGATGTTGTATCCTCAAGGTACTGCTGTAGTAGGTGATACTGCTTTTGATATTTCATATATTGATGGAGCCACTGAAATTACTTTTGTTTATATGGGATTAAATACATCCACTGTGATGCTTAGACAAATGATAATCTAAAATGTCTTTGCTGCTTTTATTTAATTCTGAAAGTGGCCAACTTGTTGATCACAATCTTGAAGCATCTTTAGGTTCATTCCTAACTGAAGCTTCAACATGTGTCTTAAAAATTGATAGAAAAATTACAGGGTTAGAGAATAATTTAAGTCTCTCTAACCCTGTTTCTATTTTAAAATATTTTCGGAAAATTATCGGAACCGCTTCATCCTTTTCGGAAACTGGAATTGATAATCTTCTTAAAATTAACCGAAAGATTAATTTAAGCAATTCTAGCTACAATCTATCGTTTAATTCTGTCAATTTTAATATATCCAAAAGTTTTAATACAACTTCTCAAACTTTCAGTCTAACGTTTAATCCAGCTCTCCTCAAAACGTTAAAAAGATTGGGGGCAAGTAAATCTGATTATACTTTAACAGGTTCTGCCTCTTTTTATCTAGGGAAGAGGTTAACGGCTGCTTCTGTTAATTATAATATTAATGGTCAAGCTCTCTTAAAAGTTTCTAAAAAACTTAGCGTAACAGCTTCATCTTTTTCAGTAACACCTCCCAATATCAATCTTAAAAGAAATCGTTATCTTAATTTAAATTCTTCTAATTTTTCTTCAACTTTCAATTCTAATATCTTCCAAAGAAAAATTAAAATTGAGAGTAGGATTTATTCAGTAAGTTTCTCTCAAACTTATTTTAACACAACTCAAAGATTTTCTGTAACAAAGGTTGACTTTAGTGCAACTTTCAATGCAGCTTCTGTTAAGAAAAATTATAAACTTGTTTGTGTGGCTCGCCGATATAATTTAACTGAGGTTAATTCTAATCTTACAAGAACAAAAAGATTAGAGGGTTCTCCTTCTCTTTTCAGATTAACCGGAAGACCTTCAAATCTTTCAAAATCAACTATTTTTACAACATCTTCATCTGAATTCAATTTAGATGGATCTTCAAACCTTTCTCATTTTAACCGGAAGAATAATTTTGGGGGCGTACGATTATCTAATCCCAATATTGATCTGAAAGTTGACAGGAAGTTATATCCTGATGTTATTAATTTTGATATTCAAACCAGTTTAGATATTTTAAGATTCTTTAAACTAACATCAGATTCTTCTGTCTTTGATTTAAATAATTCTGATCTAAAATTATTTGTTCAGAGGTTATACAATTCTGGGAATTTTGATCTTGATATTCTTGATGCTATTATTCATAAAGTTTCAAAAAATAATTTAAGAATAATTGATATTAATGCATATTCTCAGATGGCAAAGATTCATGCGTTATCTCTGGAAGTTGAAATTGAAAGTAGTGTAGCTAAAAATGCTTCCATCAAAGAAATTAATAATGTTCTAGAAATTCAGAATAGAGAAACTAAGATTTTTATCAATAAATAGATAAAAGGTTCACATGTTAGAATACACTCTTCCAGCTAAATATCCCAATGAAGTTCTTGATTATAAAATAAATTGGGCAAGACGTCTTGATAATGATTCAATTCAATCTGCAACTTTTGCGGTTCAGGGTTCGTCTAGTGTTGAAATTTCTTCTTCTTCAATTTCAAATAATGTTACTACTGTTTGGTTAACCGGAGGAGCTGAAGGTTCATATAATAAAATTGAACATCAGGTCACAACAACTTCAGGTCGTACCATTGTTGCGGTTCTCACTATCACAATCTTAAAAATATAGGAAATAAAATGCTCCCGGTTATTAATCATGTTAAGTTTTTTGACAAACTCCCAATTTCAGAAAAAGAAATTTCGTTTAGACCTTTAACTGTTCGTGAAGAGAAGGTTCTACTTTTAGCATATCAGTCTAAAGATAATAAAACCATTATCAACGGAATTAAGGACATTCTTCAGACCTGTTCAGGTGAAGATGTCTCAAAGCTTCATATTATGGATTTGGAATATCTTCTGATTTTAATTAGAGCAGCATCTGTCACTAACATTGTTGATATTCAAACTATCAATCCTGTTGACGAAAAGGAATATTCTTTCCAAATTGACCTGAATAAAATTCTAAGAGAGCTGAAATTTCAAAAGCCTGATAAAAAGATTATGCTGACTGAAAATGGAGGACTTTATATGAAAGATTTCACCATTGATTTAATTATGGAAATGGATCAAAATAATGATACTGAAATTGGGACTTTAATTTCATGTATTGATTATGTTTGGACTGAAGTTGACGGAGAAGAAGTTCTAACCAAAATTGATTTGAAGGATCCGACTTCAACAATTTCTCGAAAAGAGCTTGAAGAATGGTTTGATACTTTCGGGCATTCTCAGATGGAAGCAATTTCAAAATACATGAATAACATCCCCAGAGTGAAATATGTTCATACGTATAAAACTGAAGACGGATCAAACGGATCAGTTACGCTTGAAGGAATGAACGATTTTTTGCAATAGTATTCGAATACATTAGCTTAATCGGACATTATGAGCTAATATTCGAATTACTGGATCAGAGATTCCAGCACAATTTTAATCTTACTGATATTGAAAATATGTATCCTTTTGAAAGGGATATTTACATGGAGATGATTAAAGTTTGGATTCGTAAACAAGATGAATCCTGATAAATATTTAAAAGAGGTATCCATGTTACGCCAAATAGTTTTAGAAAGTCTTGAAAGAAGGTTACTTCTTGAATATGATCATGATAAAGAATGGGAGAAGCATGGAGAAAATGCTACAAAGGTTTATGCTCAATCTGTTTTGGGGGTGGAAGAACCTCATAAAGATGCTCTTGAACTTGTAAAACAATATGGACCTAAATCAGTTTTAAAAGATACGCTTAAAGAAACTGATCCAACCCCTAATCAAAAATATCATTCTTGGCTTTTAAAAACTTTTTCAAAAGGTGGATTTGGTTCAACGCGTTCAGTTGAAGATATGTTAAGTCGCGGATCTCAAGCTCTTTCTGATTTTGATCATCACAAAACACATTCTAAACACCTTTTCAAAAGCTTAAATATTTCTAATGATATTGGCTCTTATTCTAATTTGAGACGTTTAGAAGATTCAGTTGGAAAATTAAATCAAGCCAAAAGCCCTGAAACAGGTGTTGATGTCTCAAAATTAAACCCTTCCGAATATACTCACATTGAACATTCAACCTTTCATGAATATATTCCGCACACCAAAAATGCATCTTGCGAATTAGGTAAGAATACCAACTGGTGCACAGCTTCTAAATCAGAACATCATAATATGTTTGATCAATATTATGAATGCGGTCCGCTTCATATTTTCATCCCAAAAAATCATTATGAAGGTGATCCCAAAAAATATCAGGTTCATCTCTCCACTAATTCTACTATGAATGAAAATGACGACCATCATAATTACGACGCTCTTAAAAATGAGCCGTTAAGACTTCATGTTAAAGAAATGATGAAACAACACGGAAGAGATTTATCAGATGCTTCAGATGGTGATCTTTCGAAATTAGAATCTATACACTATGATGTGAGAGATAGAGCTGCAGATGTAGTATTAGACGACTATGGATCTTCAGAAGAAAGTTTAAAAAGAGCTGCATATATTCAGCCAGGTAGTGTTAAATTATTTTCCCACCCTAAATTTACAGAAGATGTAGCTATTCATCATATTGATAGAGTTATACATTTAGGTTTATCAGGTCATGATGATTTTCATCAAGCAGTTTATAACTTAAACTCAATCCATCATCCCCACAAAAAAACTACTATAAAACATTTACAAAAAAACTACAATCCTAAAATTACTGATTTTTCATTTCTGTGAATGGAGATTTAAAAATAGCTAAACCTCCTATTAAATCTCCATTCACAGAAATGATTAAAGCTGCAACCAGAGAAGGTATGATTGCGGGTCGAACTCAGGAAGCTAGAAATTGGTTTCGAGATCAGGCTAAAAATATTAATACTGTTTCTGAAAATGCAATCATGAAAGAAGATTCAACAAGATATAGAAGTGCTGTTTCAGTAGGCAGCATGTATATCTATTATTATGATCCGAAATTAAAACAGTCTCTACCTTATTACGACACTTTTCCTTGTATCTTTTGTGTTGATATTGGGAAGGATTATTTTTACGGAATCAATTTCCATTATCTTCCGCCTGTTTACAGAGCAAAGTTGATGGATGGGTTATATGATATTATCAATAATGTTAGATTTGATGAAACCACAAAGCTTAAAATTTCTTACAAGCTTTTGAAAAGTGCGGCAGCTTTAAAATATTTCAAACCAGCTTTCAAAAAATATTTGAAGGCCCATGTTCGATCAAGATTTGTGAAAATTGCACCAGAACTTTGGGACTTTAGTATTTTTCTTCCAATGGAAAGATTTGAACGCGCAAGCAAGTACACCGTTTGGAGTGATTCTATCAATAAGATTAATAAGTAAAAAGAAAAAACCTTAGAAATTAATCTAAGGCTTTTCTTTAAACTTCATCCCGAATCTCATATAAACTTTTCAAAAAAGCCTGAGCCATCTGCTTAGCTACTGGTTCAGGTATAAAAATAGTTTCAATCTGAGCCTTTTCGTTTCGAATTGTAATATTGAAACCACCTTCAGCTTCAAATGCTTGAAGAAATTTAACATATTTATCAATATCATAAGTTGGTTCAGTGTAAGCAAAAATTTGTTTAGTCATCTAACTTTCTCCAACCGTCTTCAAAAATATAAGTTACGTTGTTAATTCTTTTAGTCTTTACCCACTTCCCGTTTCGTATAATTTGACGGTTAGCCGCACTAGGAAAATCACACATCCATCGAACTGATGACCCGCATGATAAACAAATACGTGTTATTTGTTCGTCTATTGTAATATCTTCAAAACATTTTGGGCATACAGAACTATGCGTCCATTTCGTAGCTGAATCAGAAGCTTTCAAATTCTTAGGATCATGATCAGGGAGAATTTTCCCAGAGATGGTTCGTTTAAAAGGCCACATTGTTCTCAACCGTGAAAAAGTGAATCTGGATCTGCATGATAATGTGTAATATTGCTTTTATCGTCAACGTTGCTTTTATCCACAAACATGGCAATCTTAACATCTGCTGATTTTAGTTGGCGGGGAATATACCATCCTCCTTTATTAGGACCTTTGTCTATATAAGCTGGATAATAAAACCAGTCTTTAGAATATAAACCATTTTTATTAAATTTCTCAGCTTCTAAAATTGCTTCCTTAACAGTCATTTAATTTCTCTTCAAGTTCTGCAATCCTAGCCAAAGCCTTATAATATTCTTCTCGAATTTCAGTCCGACATTCTGCTCTATTACCAGATGCTAAAGGATAACCTTCGTACTTTGCTATATAATCTAAAGCACTTTCAAATTTCTCTTTATTCATAATTTTCCACCAATAGGCATTCAACAGGAAAGTCAAACTCTTCTGTTACAAGATTGCCCGAAACCTCAATCTGCTCTGGATACATTCTACGGTATCCAAGGATGGAAGGCAAGCCTTTTGCCTTCCGTTTTTCAACATTCCAATTTATAATATCAGATTGTTGAATATATGTTTTCTTATTTTCCAGAAGAATTTCAATCGGAACTTTCTTTTTCAAATTCTCAGGACGATTAGTTCCGTGAAAAACGTGAAAGAATTGTTTGCCTATTTGTAACATTTTTACCTCGGAATGCAAATTGGATGATAACCATATTTGTCAACAGTATAACGCGGAACCATTGAAACTCTTTGTACACCGCCTGGGGTATCATGAATTAAATATTGACAACCAGTTCCAGGATCTGTCCAAACTTTAATTTCCTCAAAATTATTTAGATTATATTTGAAAAGCTTTGGGTGTATTTCTGCTAAAGCAGGTTTTATCATACTTGTAAATATAATATAGATACATGCAGAAATGATTGCTGCAACTAGTGCAGAGTTAATAAGTTTCAATTTCCATACCTCTCATCCAAATCTTGAAAGTCTGTAGCTACCCGAATCTTTTTAATTAATTCATATTTAGTCATGGGTTGCCCTAAAATAGCCTTCTTCCATCCTTCGATATACCAAATCATTATGAAACTCAGGATGATAAACGTTTACCCAAGGTTGATTAATTTCACATCTCACAAAAAGCCGATAATTAGAATAAGGTTCAGGCTGCCGTCTAGACAGCCATCTAAAATAATTCCTGCGATATTTCGGATAACGTTTAGAGAATTGGAAAAATTCGTTATCTTTATTTCGATAAATTATTGGATAATCAGGCTTCATAATATTCTTTGATCATTTCTTGGAAAGTTAGTTCCGAAGGTCTCCCTAATGTATAGATTGTATTCTTGGTGATGGCAACACCCTTTTCACAATCTATAAAAGTTAAAGGGGAAGTTTGTTGATACTTCTTTTTAAAGTCATTTTGGGAGGGATGATCTGAAATTTGGCCATAAAGTTTATGACCATAGAATACCCAGTTATCAATTTTTGCAGTTTGTTTAGTCATATTTCTCATTCCAGATTATGTCAAAAGTTTGAGAAGGAAATCCGAAACCCATTAATGTTTTGTTGATAAAAGTTTCAACTTCTCCCTCCACATCTTCTTCGGACCCTGGATGAAAGAAATGATCAGATCCAATTTCAACTCTCGTTTGAAAGAAATTAGGAGATGTATTTCGAATAGATCCAATTTTTACTTGCCCTAGCATAATATCGTAAACTGGGTAAGCTTGATTGTCAATTCTTTGAAAAGTTATGTTAAGCATTTTCTTTATCCATAGGAAAGTGATATACCCAATCGTATTCTCTTTGGCGTTTAATATTTTCCAACCACACCCATTTTCCATAATTTTCTTCATCCCAGTCATCATTAAACTGAACTGGATACCAGGCAAACCATGTGTGAAGATTCTTAGAAGGTTTAAAATTCTTTTCCCAAAAATTGTCTATCAAAATTAGAATCACTAAAATTAAAAGAACAGGAGAAAAGATTATACAAAGGATATAGGTGATAATTTGTTCAACAATTTTTGGCAGAACTAAAGGTTTAAATTTAATTTGCATCTTCTTTATTCACCTAATTCTGCTTTCAATTTTTCTAGTTGTGCTTTCTTACGCTTATATACTTCTTCATCCATTTGTAACTTTTCAATTGCTTGTTTAGCTTTTAAATCTTCAATTATATTATTAATAGTTTTTTCGTAAGTTTCATCACAAAGAGCATCAATCGGAATATGACAATCGTTTAAAATATGTTCCCCATAACTCCAAGTGGTGTTCTGTGAAATACAAACATGTCCAGCATCTATATCAATATAAGAAATATCTCCATTATGCCAGCATTTTTGATCATCATAAGGCAACTTGTTTTTCAAAAGAAGTTTATTATAGAGATCAGCAGCACGCTCGATAGAATTTTCAACTTCGTCTAATAAATTTGAAAATTCTTGAAGTTTTGAAATGTTCACGAGAACCTCATAAATGTTGGGTTGAGAATCTTTTCAGAGATTTGAATTTGATTTTCAGCTTTTTCTTTTTGAATTTTGTAAGCAATAATGTCGATGAAATCCTCTACAACAGGTCTACCATTAACAGCCCATGTAAAACAAGACCAAACGCCGTCATCCCAAATATACTTTCGAAAATTAGCCTCATAGATTTGAAAAGAGCTTACTGACAAATTTCTATGTCTTACAAGCACAAAATCTCCAAGCTCAAAAGGACAGCAAGTTCCATCATGTTCAATCCATTCCAAAAGTGTTTCAAGATTCAACATTTTCACTCTTTAACTTTTTATAATCTTCAATTAATTCATCACGATTTCTGAAACCAGTTTCACGTTCAATTTTTGAATCAAGCATGTCTTCAGTATGCTCTTCAAAATATGTTCGGATCTCACAACATTGTTCAACTGTGCTTAAATTCATTTTGAAAACATGTTTGGCAGAAGCAAAACCTGCTCCTTCAACAGAGTAAACATTCATTTCCCCTGGCATCTTTTTCAGAGCCTTCCGAAGGTCTTTGACTAACATAATCTATTCTCTCTTTAAAATTTCTTCAACTTTAGCTTGTAATTTTTCGTTCATAATCATTTTATAAGATTCAAAAAGTTTATCATAAAGTCTTTGAACATTATTCACTGAATTCCAATATGAATTTTCCAGAAGAGCTAATTCTGAAGTTTTTGATTTAATATGATTATCAAACCAAGCGTCAAAGTCCTTTTCGACCTGCTCTTCAAAAGCAAGAAATTCAGGATGATTTTCGATTTGTGCTTCTTCAGGCATTTTCAATTTTTATTTCGTAAATATTCTGAACAGATATATAAAATTGTTTCCCATTCTTCAACTTTATGAAAAACAAAGTAACAGAATGTGCATAATATTCATCCACATTTTCGTAGGTTATAATATCTTTATCAGTGAAAGATACTCGGATGGCTGTCATTTAATTTCTCCTTTCCTTCTTATAATCTGTTTTCAGATCAAAGTCAAGAGATAATTTTAAATTCCGTCAGTTGCGGAATTGTGAACCTTTTCAATATTTACAAAGTTCACGTAATCTGTATCAGTTGTTTTTCCGATAAAGAATTGCCCTCGTTCAGCTCCTGACCATTCTTGGAACCAAATACGAATTGGATACCACAAGTTAGCAGCTAATTGGTGAGAGTTAGATGAAATAGCTGATGAATTATTAGAGAGAGTTGAATAGTTAGATGAAGATGGGTTTAGAGCAGCAGATCCAACCCATGCTATCATAACATCGTCAGAATCTAAAACTAAATTATAAGAAGCTGTTTCAGTAACTTTGAAATAACCAGTGAATGACATTCCATAATTTTCAGAGTCAAGGAACATATAACCAAAACCACCGTAAATATCTACTCCGTTAATACCTTCTGCATTAAAGAATCCAAAATTAATGTTAGAAGGATTTCCGTCAGCAGTCCAAATTCCGTCAATAATTCGAGTTGAAAGACCTGTTGTCATATTAGAGGGGGCAGATGACGAACCGGGATCAAAAGGAGTGCCAAGAGACCCTCCAGTTAATCCATAAGATGCTAAATTCAGAGAAGCAGGAAACGTACCTTCCCCAGGTACAGGGTAAACAGTGTTACCTGCTTCTCTGAAATAAGATGTAGCTAAAATACCTCTAAACATTAGTCGTCATTTGAAATTGAAGGGCCTGATAGATACCAATAATTGGCATCAGTTTTGATAAGTGAGCAGATTGAATAAGCAGAACAAAGCCAAACTGAAACATTTTCAGAACCAGTTCCGTCAACGTAATGAACAGATGCAGGATCACCTTCTTCATAAGTTTGGCGATAAACTCTGACTCCGTAATTCTTAGCCACAATTGTGATGATAGTCCCAATCGGAAAATTAACATCATCATCTCGAGGAACTTGAATTGTGTTATCTTCCGCTAAAATTGTTTTATTAGCGTCAGAAAGTTGAAGAACGTAGTCTGAATCTCCAACATCATTAGCCCCTGATGAAAATCCAACTTGAGTTCCGCCTGGTGTCCCATTTCCAACTCTAAACGCAAAATTTTCAGGATCCCAAAAAAGATCACCCGGTTTTCCTATAAAAGTTGAAACGTCTGTTCCTCCGTTTCTCTCTAAATTAACTTTATAAGTTTTAGACATAGATTTCCTCTTTTATTTTATTTATTAAACATCTTGATAAATATAAATAAAATAAAAGAGAGTGTTATGAATTTCAAAAGTTTAGTTTTAGAAAGTCTTGAAAGAAGGTTACTTCTTGAATATGACCATGATAAAGAATGGGAGAAACATGGAAAAGAAGCAACTCAAATTTATAAAAATAGTTTGTTTGGTTTTACCCCTTCTGATTATACACCTGAACAAGATAATGAATATGTGAAAGATACACTTAAAACTACTTTAAAAAATACTGATCCTTCTCATAATCAACAATATCACTCCTGGATGCTTAAGACCCTTGCAAAAGGTGGTTTTGGACATGAAAGAGCCATTGAAGATATGACATCTCAGGGCGCTCAAGCCTTGGAAAACTTTCATCATCACAAAACTAGAAATCCTAAACTTTTCAAAGAATTAAATATTTCTAATGATATCGGTTCTTATAAAAATCTAAGACATCTTCAAGATTCAGTTCGCGTTCTAAACAAGGCTAAAAATCCTCAGACAGGTGTTGATATTTCAAAGCTTGATCCTTCTGAATATACTCATACCGAACATCCCGCCTTTCATGAATATATTCCGCACACCAAAAAAGCTGCTTGTGAACTTGGAAAGAATACTGATTGGTGTACAGCTTCTCCTAAGTTAAATTATTTTGAACAATATCATGAAGAAGGGTCGCTTCATATTATAATTCCAAAAAATACTAAACACGAAGGTGGACGTTATCAGTTTCATCTTCCGTCTGATCAGTTTATGGATGAAAGAGATTTGGAAATTTCACATCATAATTTAAAAATTGATCATCCAGAAATTGACGAACATTTCCAAAATATTCGTGATGATTATGAAAATAGTATGGAAGAATCATATGATGGGGAAAATATTGATAAACATCTTCGTAGTTCGTATAAAAATGTTAGAGCAAATGCATTTCATAATGTTCGGACAAATATGGGAGATGATAAAGCACTTCATTATATACTTGATAATGTTAAAGGAAGATATGATTGTTTTCATGGAACGCCTTTAGGTACGCGTTTTGGAGAGCACTCTAACCACACCCCCGAAACAATCTCAAAATTACTTTCACTTTCAAGTATATAATGAAGTGCTTTATCATCTCCCATATTTGTCCGAACATTATGAA